CTTTGCATCAATATCTTCCTGTGACGGAGTGTACCGAGTCATCTGGTATGGGTTGTCCTCATAGCTTTTTTTGACCAAGTCAATAACATCATCAAAGTTTACTGCGCCGCCTTCTTTAAAGCCCTCCGCTGCACGCTTTTCTGAGATATCACGCATCTTGCTCAGACCATCAAGGATAAATCTCTGAATCTGGATGTCTTTCTTATTGGTGGCTTCCTGTGAACGAATGGTATTCTCACCAATATCCTTGGCTGCTTCAATGTCCTGACCACGTTTCCGAAGATCAAGTTCCTGTTGTTTGAGGGCAAGATCGGCCAACTCTTTTGCGTTGTCCTGATTCATCCCCTTCTCTTTCAATTCAAGACTGCGGCTTTCAAGTGCAAGCTGCTGCTGTTCGAGAGTCTGGTACTGACCAAGCTGCTGGTTCGCATTCAGGATCTGCTGGGATGCTTCAGCCATAACCTCTGGCATGACATCCGGGCTGGAGCCCTGTAGGAAGCCGCCCATGGTCTCCTGATACTGCATCATCATGTGTTCCCGGATAGCTGCCTGTAGGAGCGGAACCATGCTCTGTAGTTGCTGGTTCTGTCCAAGGGAGGGGTCTTCGATGAATGAGGTGAAGACCGTGATATATGCAGCATGGTCCTGACCGGGGAATGCCGCAATGGGGAGACCCTTTGATACAGAGATAATGTCAGAGACAGGATCCTGTGGTACGGGTTCTTGAGATGGGGCAAGGAACCGATTGGGATCAGCAATACCGGCAGCACTCAGGAGTGACCGGTGGACTTCAGTCATATTATATGTACCCGGTGGGGTCTGTGCTGAAATCTGTAGGAGCATCTGGGCCTGTGCCAGACGATGTGCCTGTGATGGGATATTGGGGTCAGAGACCGGGATAATATCAATTCTGCCATCAAAGTCAGTCCGCTTCACCGGGAGATCTTGGCCGGGAATTGGGATGATCAGGCGTTCTTCCGGGAGAATCTCATAATTTAACCGGGCAAGAATTCGTAGCTCATCCCGCTGGCTCTTGTGAAGTCTCTTGTGGATGGCTGAGAAAAGCTTGGCTGATGCTTCGATCAGGGCCAAGGTGGTGCCGACTGGACCATAGTTTGTGGAATCAGCCACGACAGCATCAGTGGAATCGGCAAACTTCTGACCAGCACTGGTGACAACACCGAGTAGCTGTAAGAGGGTCTGTGATGGCTCTTTGTATGGTAGTGGGACGATGGCCTTCTGGAGATCCATCCCTGTTGCTTCGACTTCCTTGAATTCACCGGGGGAGATTGGATCATCACCGCCGACAATCCTGATACCACGGGCCTTGAAACCACCGGGCAGATTGGAGAACTGTCCGGCGTCAAGGAGGGACCGCATGGCCAACGTGGCACTCATGGTGAGGTTCCCAAGGAAATGGATCAGGCCGAGACCGTAGAAACCAAAACCGGGGACGTACTTGTAGTGGGTGAAGAACATCTTCTTCTCACGGGTGAAGTCTCCTTCATTCCAGTTACGCCTGATGCTCAGGACTTTCCCGCTGTCCTTCTCAATGGTGACAATGTATGGTGATGGGAAATCATCCCCGTCAAGCTCAAGATACAGGTGCTGCTCAAGGAGCGTGTACTGTTTATCATATTCAGCGTTAAACTCAATACCCATGATTGAGTTAATCGTCTGGCTCATTGATGATGGTTCAAACTCTGATGGCTCAGACAGATCAATATCACGGTACATCCCGGACATGATCTGCTTCTGAAGCTCATGTGGGGTCATATAGATGACGTGGGTGTACCGGTCTGCCCGCCGTAGATCAGTGGCGTTATACGAGACGTAGAATTGATCAACCGGTACAAACTCGGAGACGGGGCGATCAGATGCAGGATCATAGTAGATCTTCTTGAACGCTGAGCCTACAAGTGGAAGGTGGAAGAGCATTCTCTCGAACTCGTCAAAGTACTCCGGCATGACCTCAGTCAATTGGTAGTTCATAAATGTTTGGACTCGGTATGACTGCTCTTCACTCTCTTGAGAGGGAATACCCACAATCTGGGCTTTTACTGGACCCTGTGGTGGGAACAATTCCTCTGAAGCTTTTGATTGAAACTTGACAGCACTCTCAATCAGGAGGGGATGAACTGCTGTACAGGCACCTTCGAATGGCTCAGAAGCCGTAGTCAATTTTAGACCAAGAAGCTCGAAGCCTTTTTCAAACATACTCTCCCATTCAGCCCGTGAATCTTTGTCGGCTTCATATGAATCAACGACCATAGATCCAATACGCTCAACCTCTTCTTCTGAGAGAAAATCTTCAGCCAGATTATCGTAGAATCCAATCTCAGGGATTGGCTCAAAAATCTGAGCTTCATCCGCTCCTTCAGGGAGGATAAAATCAAGAATGTTAAATTCTGTTTCCGGGAGTGCCATTGTTCATGTTTTCCAATATTGGGTTAAGCTGCTACTGAATTCCAGTAAGTCTTTTTACTTTTAGTATAAAACTTGTTATCAGTGTCTTGATTATAGGACGAATCATACGGATGTTCAAGTCTCCAAGATTCACGCATGTAGTGTATGGCCATAACCATGGCATCTACTTGGTCATCATGGGCTGCATTCGGGAATGATGTGGATTCTAAAATGAGACTCTCACTCCATGGTTTCTCTTTTGGTAACCAGATTCTCCCGCTTTCCACAAGGGGTGACACGGCATTCACCCGGCTCACCTTGTCCCTGTCTGGGGTGTATTCTCTGATTGGGAGCCCTGCCCTCCTCATGTCTTGGATGAGGCTCTGTCCTGATGCTTTCTTTTCAATGATGACAACATCAGGTGAATGTTCTTCATACATTTCTTGGGCTATCATCCTGAGTTCTGGGTATTCAAATTTACCTACGATATTACTCAGGAGGATCAGGTTACCGACGATATGCTCCTCCCCTGCTGAATCAACCTCCATGCTGGCAAAGATTCCCCATGTCTGGATCACAGAATTATCTGCTGTACTCCGGGTGGAGAACGCAGTATCAAGGGTCTGTATGACAAAATCACAATCGGGTGGTTCATCATGATCCCATTCGATAAACCAGTCTTTCTTCAGGATGCCGCCCTCGGCAGGTACCGGGTTCTGCATATACAGGGATTCCCAATATCTGGCCCCGTTATACTTCTTGATTTCAATCTCGTCTTTCTTTAAGACTTCGGTAGGTTTCCACTCTGGGAAATAGGATGAACCGACAGGGAGATTCAAGATGGAGGAGGATTCCTCATCAATCCATGCGGGGATCTTGAGAACATTCCAGTCATCCTCCTCGGAATTTCTGAGGAGCCACCCGCAGATATCATCCTCGTGATACCGGGTATTGATGATGATAATCCCCCCATTAGGCATAATTCTGGTCCTCAGACCAGCCGGGTACCACTCCTTGATATACCTCCGGCCTGCCTCTGAGAAAGCATCTTCTTCAGACATGACATCATCAAGGATGGCCACATGGGCACCACGACCGGCAATCTGGGATCTCACACCGGCTGCTACATAGACACCTCCCTGCTTTGTCTCCCATTTACCCGCAGCCCGGACATCCTTCCTGAGAGAGACATTTGGGAAGACAACCGAGAATAATTCATTATTGACAATATCCCTGACTGACCGACCAAAGTCCGTGGCAAGCTGATCCGAGTGGGAGACACAAAGAATCTGGTTAGACGGGTGTAGACCCATGTGCCATGCCGGAAATATCTTGGAGCAGAGGAGTGACTTGGATGAACGAGGTGGGAGGAAGACCATCTGTCTCTTGATCTCCCCCTCTGATACTTTCTGGAGGGTGTCACAGATAACCTCGATATGCCTCCCGACTACAAAGTCAGGGACAAGGATTGGGGCTATAGCCTTGGTAAACGTATAGAAATCACTCCGTGATTGAGACACCATCTTCTCAAGGAGTGCCTCCCTTAGTTTTTCTTTTTCATTTGTGGACATCGTTAGGTTAAGACTATTTCGTTTCTTTTTCTACTTGGGCCATGATACAACCATTTCCTTCACAGACACATACATGTGACTTCATGTTATCCCTAGTCGTTTTAGGTTTTTCTTTGGGTTCTTTTCTATGAAGAAGACATTCCTCGAATTTAAACTCTGTTTCCATATTCGTTAGGAGAACTTTCATGGAATATTCTCATGAGTTCTGTATGTAACGTCAGAAGTGTTAAGAACGTATCATAGATAAGACCTCGTGCTGTATCATATTCTGGAGATCTATTCTGTAAAACCTTGGATAATGCAAAGACTTCTTTCGTTGCATTGACAGAGAGAAAAACATTGCTCATCAAAAGCATTCCCTCATCTGATAGAATATTTATATCTTGTTCACTATTACATTGACTTATATCTCTGAAACCAAAAGCATCATTGAACTCTTCTACGGAAAGGCTGTCTGTGAAATCAAAAGGAGTATCTGAATCATCAGAGATTATCATAAATATTACACCCGGCTATGTTTTTCCACCATTGACAACTTTAAGCCCCACAACATTTGCAAGCTTATCAATGTCACCATCAATATCATCGGTCTTCATCCCGTCAAGACTTCCAATGCGTTGCTCTGTTCTTTCAACGTACATACCAAGATGCTTGGCAATATTCTCCATGCTCCGGGTTGCATTCGTGAAATCTTGTTCCGCAAGGGAATTCTTGTAGATCTCATCAAATCTGTCTAGTACTTTCTCAGCATCCCATGCCATTTTTTCTTTTGCCTCATCTATAAGTTCAAGGATTCGTCTACTTATATGCGGGCGATCCTTCCAGACTGCCGCATGGTTTTCCCACCTTGGATAACTAATATCATACCCTGCCCGTATCCAAGCTTCAAGAGGATCCGCCGTGGAGACAAACTCAATACAATACTTCTCCTCACGCATGGTGAGTCCGTTGGATAGCTTGGTCCTTACCGGGTCTGAGTAGGAACCATCCTTGTTAAGCTTCGGCTTCCGGGGTTCAGTAAGGATATTATTCTTATTGGGACCGCCAGTATAACCGGGTGATCTTGGATTGAACGTCTGATTCATGAGTTTATCATCATGTCGTTTGATATCCCGTTTAGTCTTTGGACCAAGTGGGGTAAAAGTTTGTGGGTATTTCTCTGAGACAGTTGTACCACCATGGCCCATCCGATAGTAGTATTCTTTCCTCAGTCTGCCAAGGAGACGGGGACAGTGACCCTTTGGATCACTCGGATGCCCATGCATGGTCTGGGAGATATACTTGATTAAATCCCGGATTTCTTGCGTGGTTAAAGACTTGAATTCAAGCTGGAGTGGCCTGCTGTCTGGATCAACGGCTACCTTGGCCCTACCCTTGGGGGTCTTACGCTTATTATTTATCGGACTTGTTGTTTCGGAGGTCATTGAATAAATCAAATAATGTCTTTACTTTTTCTTTCAAGATATCAATCTCGGAATGCATCTTTGCAAGAACAATCACAAGGGTTATGAAAGACAACCCTACAGGCCACAATGTTCCAATGTATTCCAAAAGCTCCATCTAGACCCCCCTGCATATATTGATAATAACATCAGGGTCTGAACCTTGAAAATTTTATAGGGGGTATGGGTACCCTAAATAAAAAACAAGGGGGTATTTTCAGATATACCAAGTCTGTTTTCTGGTAATTTTCAAGGGGTGTTATATTTACTATGATAAGCGCCGCCCGGTTTTTCCCCTCCCCCTCCGGGAATTAGTAAAGCAATTGCTTTCCAAATGTTCCCAGAAGAACAAAAGGCAAACGATGAGAATCATTCTTATTATCAAGGTCACGACCGCTGGTGCCATGGCAGGATCACCGGACCATGCGTTTGACGCATACCTGCTATGCAAAAATAGCATGCAAATGTCTACCAGGTAGTCGATTTTCCTGTTGACCTCGGTCTTCCGCTGTGGTTCGCTGTGGACATCGGATCAATCAGGGTCCGACCAACGGAGTGAAAAACGATGCATTACTCAGAAGGCGATAAATTGGTTGACCTGCTGCACGCCATCATCGACGAGCGTGTCGAGAATATCACTGAGAAGCTCGAGCTGCGGGTCAGCTTGATGGTGCAAGAAGCCCTAGCTTCGTATGAGCATGGTTTTGATATAAGTGATTACGAAGGAGAGATCAAAGACATGATCGAGGAGACCGTAACCGACTTGACTTTCACAGTCACAGTCGAAAGCTGATAACCACGGGGCTCCGGAGAGATCTGGAGCCCCACCTATCACCGAGGAGAACCAGAATAATGAGTACAAAGAAATGGAAAATCATAGATAACCTTGTCCTTTGGGCAATGGTAGTCGGGTATGCCTTTATGTTTCTGTACATAGTGTGGTTCTTTATGGTCGAGATCTGCCTATAGTAGATAAACCACGGGGCTCCGGAGAGATCTGGAGCCCCACCCACCACCGAGGAGAACGAAGATGTACAAGGATAAGATATCGAATCACGTTGGCAGCATCTGCGTGATGCTGTGGGCAGC